AAATTGACGAGCCGTCTGGGAAGTTGATTCGCTCGTCACCGTTTTGCCAACGAACCTTGCAATCAAAGTTTTCAAGGTCGCGGACAACATCACGAAACAAGGCCATGCTCCGACGCTTTTGGTTAGCCACAATGACAATCGTTTGAGGTTCACGACGTGCAGCTGCATACTCGGTAGCCATAAACCCAGCGACCGCCCGCATCACCAAACTCTTGCCGTTCTGACGTGCCGTACTGATACACGCCTCACGAAACACAAAGTCACCGTCAGCATCCACAGTCAAAGCGTCATTGCAGATCCGCTGTTGCCATTTCATCAGATCAATATTCAGCACACGCTTAGCCCAAGCAGTCAGGGCAGGACCAAACGAATCACCGGGTGGAACAGGCGTCACCAAACGTGGCTCGACACGGCCAGATATGGCTAAACCACCGCTGGTTCGGGCTGGTTCCTGCTGGTTCGGGCTAGTTGAGGGTATTTCCGAGTGGGGGCTCGGGGTGAGTCGTTCTGTTGAAAAAGAAACGGATTGTTCCGTTTTCTTTTTTTCGGATGGTTTGGTCGTCGTTGTTCGGTTGCGTTGTTGGATTCGAGTCGCAGTTTTCTTGTTGACGTATATGGCTCCGCGTCTGGCATTGCAACTGGCGCATGATCCGACGATGTTTGCCCGGTCGTATGGGTCGCCGCCTTGGTCCAACTCGGTGACATGGTCGGCTTGGCAACTTGGGGCTCGCCTGCACCAGTGGCATACGGGTTCGTCTTGGATGACTTGGGCCCGTAGTTCTTTCCATCGTTTGGTTGTGTATATCGGGTTGCCGCTCATGAGTAGAGCATAGGTCAAGTGCACTGACGCCCACGCCGAGAAGGGCACTCGACGCGGTTGTCCTCGGTTGTCATGGGTTGCGCGTGTGGTTTGTGTCCCCCACTATTTAGGGCAAGTAGCCCATGGGAGCCTGTCTATTTGTGTTCGGTGGACAACCATTCGCAATGTACGTTTGAACGCTGATCGGTCGCTTAGGCGTGACCGTCTACCCTCGTTCCCGAGTGTTCCCAGAGCAGGGGTCAGGTTCCTGCAAGGGCTAGTGAACGCCTCTGTGCGCTCTGATGGTGTCAGTTGTGAAGCGATATTAGACGCGAGGTAGGTGACTCGGTGCTGTGGATAACCGTGCGCTGATCTTGTCTAGGTCTTTGGGCCGCCATACGTGGACTTCTTGTCCTGCGTCCTCTAATGCGTTAATCCAGTCCCATTGCGTGTTACTAACCACGCCTTTAGTGGCTTTCAATTCGACAAAGATTGTGCCTCGTGCCGGGTGAACCATGACGAGATCGGGGAAGCCTTGGTCGCCTGTGTTGGGTGTGATCCAACGGCCTGCGCGAATTTGTGCGGGCTGGGTGTGCATAACTTTCCAGCGGTGCAATTTAGCCAAAGTTATGACGGCTTTCTGAAACTCTGCTTCTGATGGGTCATCCACCGTTCATCAACCTGTCTATGAGTTCGGACGCTTCACGCTTCGTGGTTGGTGCTTGACCTTCCCAGTTTTTGGCTCGAAGCATTGCCAGTTGTTTCGGTGTTGGTCCTTCACTGGATGAGCCAAGCGACTGCGTTCGTGCAGGAGCTGCGTTCGTAGTCGTTTGTGGTTGTTCGCCTTGGCGGTACACCTTGACCATTTCCTCCAGTGAGGCGCGTTTCTTTGAGCCCTGATACTGGTAATTGGCAAGGGCCCGACCGATCGCACTGGTCTCGCAGTTCTCTAACGCGCTCGTTTTGTTGACCATTGACGACCCGCGAATCTCCTCGGCGTACCCGGTAGTAGTCGGGACTGTGTCAGCAATATCGGCATAAAGTTCTGCTTGTATCACAATGCGTGTTCCGTCGTCCACAACAATTTCGGTGACTATTCGTCCGCGTGGGCAGTCCTTCCAAAACAGTGGGAGGCGTTCTGCTACTTCTGCGTAGTCGGCTGGGTTGAAACTCATTTTGTTTCACTTTCAAATTGTTTTTTTAGTTCTTGTGATATGCACCATTCGCAATTCCATGCGACAACAAACATTTGCTCTGTTAATGAAACAGTTAGTATTGACGGCACCATTGGGCCGTGGCACTTTTTGCACCCTCTAGCCAAAAATGCTTCGTCTGCAGTGTATTTATAAATCACGATTCCATGTCCTTTAAGTGTCGGGCCTGTTCAGGCGTTTGGGTTTTTAATTGATTGATGACTCGAATCATCGCGGAGCATCGGACCGTTTCCTCCAATGTCATACCGACGAAACCGCCTTCCTCAGCACACGCTAAGCAGATACCGCGCAACTCGTTACGCATACGAATATCGCCAGTACGGAATGGTGCATCACAGATTTCGCAGTTCATTTGAACCCGCCCAGACGCATAGCCACAATCACATCCTGCGTGTTTTTGGTCAGATTGGACAAGTAGACGCCGTTCTCCTCAGCGACATAAGCCAACTCGGTAAGCGCCTTCCTAAGCATCGCTACATCGTCTCTAAGGCGTTCAATTTCCCAAGTCGCCGCCTTCATAGCAATTTCTGCTTTTGTAATTAGAGCGGTCATTTGTTGTATTTGGGTCATCACGGTCGGGGCTCCCTAATTTGTCGGTATTTGCCGTCACGATACACCAACGGTGTGGCTGGGATAAGTTGACTGCGTTCTTTCCATGTGAGGCCACCCCAAATGCCGTAGCACTCCAGTTGTGTCGTGGAGTATTTGAGGGACTCGGCAAGACATTCGGGTCGGACTATGCACGTCGCACAAACGGCTTTTGCTTCACCTATTTTCTTGCGTGAGTACCGTTCACCCGGTTCAAAGATAAACATTGTCAAGTCCATGCCTCGACATGCGGCGTGATCCCACCAGCGGGTTAGCACAGGGACCACGGTTTCCATCCGCAACCGCCTGTCTCGGCAATATCGGAATACAGCAGATAGGCGAATCTGAGGTTGAGGGTCGGGTCGCTCATGGCTTCAGCAAATGGCATGTTGAAAACTTGCTCCACGTACTTGGTGTGGATTTGGTTGATCTGCGCGACGCCGTGGTCGTGGCCGTTAAACCATTTCACTAACTCAGGGTCACTGGAAAGCGGCGTAATGTTCAAGCACCTTGTTTCTTTCCAAAGCAGGCGACCCAGTTTTTCTAGTGTCTCAGTGTTGTTGGGCCACCCGACCGTGATCGCAGTCTGGAACCATTCTTGGCATTTGGTGTCCGGGTCAAAGTCGGCAAGTCGAGTGAACGGGACGGTGCTGGTCGTGGTGCTGGTTGTGGTGCTGGTCGTCGTTGAGGTTGTCGTCGTTGAGGTTGTCGTCGTTGTGAGTTCCTCAGCGCGGTCCTCTAGTTGTTGGGGTGTCAACATCCCAAGCGTGACCGTTTGGGGCACAGACGGAGCGTGAAGGGTCACTGTGGTCTCTTGGACCCCAGTAATCGCCCAAAGTGCGCACAGTCCATAGGTGCCCAATGCTAAAAGTGCTAGTCGTTTAAGGTTCATTTAATAGTCCTCTGATAGGTCCGCAACGGATTTGCGTGTACTGAAAAAGCCGTTTAACTGCGGGTTGGTTTGCATGATTTCTCGCGCAAAGAAAGCGCGGTAGTTGTTGTTGAACTTAAAATCTGATGACGGGTCGTTGGTAAGTGCGTACTCGTAACGCAGGACTTCAATAAGAGCTGCGATGCCGTAATGGGAATATCCGCGGTTTTGTAACTCATAGGACATTCGAGTCAGAGTCCTTAAGACCCAAGGGTTTGCCTCTTTAAAGGCTTCGTATTTGAGCATCTCGGCTGGTACGGCGAGAACGTCAAAAAGGGATTGTTGCATTGCTTCCTCCTGCGGTCGGGGTCCACCTATTGGGGGACGCACTTGGTTGCCAGTCATTTGACCGACTCCCAAACCGATTGTCAAGGACCTAGCCGAATATCTTGGCAAAAGCCTTTTCTATAGCGGTCGCAGAATCTGCCATATTTGGTGCTATTTCGACGTGAGTCCAGTCGCCACCCGGGGTTCCTGCGTTCTTTTGTGGGGTCCACGCTTTCCACGCGTCACGGTCGCAACGGTAGCCACCGCCAAACTTGGTCAAATTGGGAATCGGGCAACCCACGCCGTCATAGGCATGAATCTCCTCAATACCTAAAATGTCGCGGTGAGCAAACAAGAATTCAACCATGGCTTTACGGGCGTCGGCGTTCTGTTTGGCGGTGCCTTTACCTTTGAGGTCTACGGCCCTCCACGTTGCGTGGACGCTGAGGTTGGCTGATCCGCGCATCGGACGGTTGGCGTAGATGCCAAGCGATT